CTGGTTCCTGAAGGTCGCGCGATGCGTCTACAGGAGGCATCCGGCGGGGAACTTCAGTACGACCCCAAAGTTTATGACGAATATCGTAAGGCAAAGCGGGCGGGGCGGTTGAACAATGAAAATCACCCCTGAACAGGTTTGTGAGGCTCTGGATGCCTGGGTATGTCGACCAGGAATGACACAGGAGCAAGCGACGATATTAATCACGGAAGCATTCTGGGCTCTGAAAGAACGCCCGAACATCGATGTTCAACGCGTCACGTTTAATGATGGCGAGGTTGATCAACGGGCGCTGGGCGTTAACCGGGTGAAGATATTCGAACGCTGGAAAGCTATCGACACCAGGGATAAGCGGAAAAAATTCACGGCGCTGATTCCGGCAATTATGGAGGCTATCCGAATTAGTGATTTCAGGTTGTATCGTGAGATCAGTGATGGAAAAAGCATTACGTACATGATCGCCGGATTAAACAAAGAATATGGCGATGTGGTGGAGTCCGGGCTGCTTTTTGCGGATCCAGCTGTTGTGGAACGTGAGACTGACGAGCTTATAGAAAAAGCTATTGCTTTCAAGCATGCGTATCGTCAGCAATATCAATATTACTTTGCAGATAAACAAATGTCTGCCAGGGGTTTGTATGAGTATCGATGCACTACGATGGGCTAAAAAGGTGAAAACCGGCAGTTCATCCAGTAAGTCTGTATTGACCTGGCTTGCTGATATGTGCGGTGCCGATTTGTGTGCATACCCGTCTGTATCTGCACTGGCAGAAGTAACGGAACTGAACAAAAAGACTGTGCAGGACAGCTTACGACACCTGATGGAGATTGGGTTAATTGTTGATACCGGTGAGAGAAAAGGCAGAACAAAGCAAATTGTGGTGTACCGACTTATCGGTGTAGAAGAAAGTGTTGCCGAGCCTGAATACACCCAAAAACGGGAGTCTTTAAAGGTGGGTAAAATTGGTGCTGTTAATAAAAACAGTACCGAAAATGGTTATGTTTCAGCACAAAACAGACCCAAAAACGGAACTCTTAGCTGCATGGAAAATAACCAAAGACACCCAAATTTTCCATCAAAGACACCCAAAAACGGATCACGGAACCCAAAGGAACCCAAAGATCTAAACCCCACACATAACGCACGCGAGAGTGCTCCGACCAGTGAGCAGGAAGTTTTGTCGTTACAGGCAGCACCCCTTGTATTCCTGGATGGCCTGAGCGAACCCATCGGAAAATTTCCGATGACCGATAGCTGGTATCCGTCACGGGATTTTCGACGACGGGCTGCGTTGTGGGGGATGGCTTTGCCGGAGACAGAATTTACACCTGCTGAACTTGCCGCCTTCCGGGACTACTGGGCAGCGGAGGGGAAAGTGTTTACGCAGATTCAGTGGGAGCAGAAATTCGCCCGTCACGTAAATCACGTCAGGGCGCAGGTTAAACCAGTCAGCAAGGGGGTAAACCATGCAGCAGCACCAGGTGGCACCGCATCACGGGCAGTTCAGGAAATTCGGGCAGCACGTGAGCAGTGGGAACGTGAAAACGGATTTATCAGCGACGGAAACGGTCTGGAAGCTGTGGGAACTCATGGGGGAGGTTTATTCGAACCGCTGGACCCAGAAGAACGGGGCCGCACCTTCGAAGCTCTGGATTGCACAGATTGGCGCGATGACTGAGCAGCAAATCCGACAGGTCTGCCGCCAGTGCATGGACCGCTGCCGGGCGGGTGAAACATGGCCTCCGGACCTGGCTGAGTTTGTGGCGCTGATTTCAGAAAGCGGGGCCAATCCATTTGGCCTGACGGTGGATGCTGTGATGGAGGAGTACCGCCGCTGGCGTGATGAGTCCTGGCGATATGACGGAAGCGACAAATATCCGTGGCCTCAGCCTGTGCTGTACCACATCTGCCTCGAAATGCGTACCAGAGGGATTGAGCGCCAGATGACGCAGGGTGAGTTAAAACGACTTGCAGAACGGCAACTGACGAAATGGGCAAAGCATGTTGGTAACGGGATGAGTGTTCCGCCAGTGCGACGACAACTGGAAGGGGCGAAACACCCGCAAGGGCCAACGCCAATTGAACGGCTGAAACAGGAATACGAACGCCGGAAGGCAGCTGGTTTTATTTGAATCTGAGAAACGATTTTGTCGGAGGAAATTTTAATGGAAACCGTATTTGACGCACTGAAAGCAATGGGAAAAGCCACATCGGTAGAACTGGCCGCGCGACTTGATATCAGTCGTGAAGAGGTTCTCAACGAGCTGTGGGAACTCAAAAGAAATGGCGTCGTTGATAAAACTGGTCACACCTGGTTTCTGGCTGGCGAAGGTGAATCCCGGGTAACCGAAGAGCGGCCAGTAAAATCTGAAGCACAGGATATGCTGACCGGGGAGGTCGAACAAAAAGTTACCGCAGACATGATGATTGAGTTTATCGGTCAGGATGGTGCTAAAACGTGTGAGGAACTGGCGGGTAAGTTCGGCGTCAGTACTCGCAAGGTTGCCTCCACGCTGGCGGTGGTAACCGCAACGGGGCGGCTGGCACGCGTTAATCAGAACGGTAAATTTCGTTACTGCATGCCGGGCGATAATTTACCAGCAGAGCCGAAAGCCGCGCTGGTAACGGAAAGTGATGGTAAGGCCTTTCCTCAGCCAGCAGGTGCTGCGTTACCAGTCCGGGAAGCCGCAACACAGGAAGAAATTAAAACAGAAACTGTGGCGGACATTGTGCAGCCGTTGCCATCGTTTACCGAAACGCAAGCAGATGAGCTGATTTTTCCGTCCCTTCGCAGGGCAAACCTGGCGCTGCGCAGGGCGAAAAGTGATGTTCAGAAGTGGGAGCGAGTCTGCGCCGCGCTGCGGGAGCTGAACAAGCACCGGGATATTGTTCGACAGATTAGTGATTCTTCCCGCCGTGTTGTATCGGAAAAGTGATTGCCGGAGGCGCTTATGGCAAAAGTATTTACACCAGAAGAGCGGGAAGAAGTGAAGGCGCGCATTGTGGAATTCGTGCGCCTGAGCGGACGAGAAACTTTTCGACAACTGGCAGATAAAACGGGTGTCAGTAAGACCGCTATTCGTCGTTTATCTGGTGCGCTTGCGGCCAGTGGTGATGTCTGGCTCTCTGGTTGCGGGGTATTTCCATCAGAGCAGGCGTATCGCGTATGGCGTAAGACACCGGAGAAGGCTGCTGACCCGACACTGATTCGAAAGTTACCTGACGGAGAAATACGTCGTTACAACAGACGGCAGAACATAATTTGTCGTGAGTGCCGCCAGAGCGAAGTCATGCAGCGTGTGCTGGCGTTCTATCGGGGAAACTTTCAGGAGGTGATGGAGTGAGGGTGAGAGTTTATATTGCCGGTCCAATGACGGGATATGAAAATTTCAACCGTGAGGCGTTTCACAAGGCGGAAGAGGAACTGAAACGGGAAGGGCATACCGTCTTAAACCCGGCAGTACTTCCGGACGGGCTGACACAGCCGCACTACATGGATATTTGCATGGCAATGATTCGTTGTGTGGATGCGATTTACATGCTGAATGGCTGGCAGCGGTCAGCGGGCGCTAAGGCAGAGCTGGCACTGGCGGAGAAACTGGGGCATGCGGTGATTTATCAGGAGGTGGCTCAATGAGAGAGGTTAACTATGAGGCGCTTCGTGAGGCAGCACAAAACTATCAGTCGACGCTGGCGTGGTATCAGGCTATCCCGGACAGCCCAAATGCTGAACGGGATTGTGATGCGGCTCTTGCTGCGTTTAAGCGTCACATCCGTCATCGGGAAGCGGATATTATCGCTGATTTGCTGGATGGACTGGAAGAAGCAAAATCACAACTCAACGAGCAGCGTGAGTATTACGAAGGCGTTATCTCTGATGGGAGTAAGCGTATTGCTGAACTGGAAGCGCGGGAAGTTCAATTACCGACTCGCTACGACCTTCGATATGGACACCCGATAAATGCAGATGAGCGACATGTCATGATACCTAAAGAAAATGGCAGTTGGCTTTACCTGATTGACCTAGAACACGCATTACGCGTCGCTGGCATTCGCATCAAAGGAGAGGAGCATGGAAATAAAACCAGAGGATGAGTTAAGCAATATCGTTTTATTTCCGGTAAAAGAGGATGACCCTCGTAATCAGGTTAATTTTCTTTATGAGTCATCGGAAAGACCATATTGTCATCACGCCTCTGTTCGGGTTGACGAAAAAGAGCGTCAGGTCCGCTGTAAAATCTGCGGTGCAGTTGTGGAGCCGTTTGACTGGATGCTCTCTGTGGCGAAAAGAGAAACCAGACTGGCAGATGATGTAAGGCTATTGCGCCAGGAGGAACAGGAAAGGCGGAAAAATATAGAAAAGTTAATTCAGATTGAGCGTAACGCGAAAGCGCGGATATGCAGGGCGACAAAATCCAGAACTGAATAATTAAATTTAGCACTGTTAAAAATTTTATCCTTAACCGGAGGGATTTCTGCACCCTCAGAACATCAGGAGGCCGCCCGAAAGGGCGGTAATGAAAAATGACTGAATTAACAAAAGAGCAATTAATCGAAGAAGCCAAATTAAAAATAGCGATTGCGAAATGCCACACGAATTCAGGGATGGCACGGGTAGAGGGTGAGTTATTCAAAATTGCACTGGCATCGCTAGAAGCGGAACCGATAGCGTGGAAATGCGGCGAAAACATAATCCTGTTTAATCCTGACACAGTTGAAGCATACGCAAAACGTGCGGAGATATCACCTAAACCACTATTCGCAGCTCCACCTGTGCCGGTTGTGTCTGAAGGACTGGTTAAAGCCGTGCGCTTCTATGAAAAGGTTAAGCGTGAAAATCCGCCAGTCGAAACCGGAGCATGGAAAGACGCTGTTGACTGGGTGCTCAAAGAGGCCTGCCAGGTTGTAAACACTGGCATCAAAGGAGACTGATATGGCACTGACGAAAAAACAACGTGCAGAATTGCGCATGAAGTTTGGCGGTCGCTGTGCTTATTGCGGCTGTGAACTTGGCGAAAAGTGGCATGCAGACCATGTAAAACCGGTCATTCGTTTTAATGGAAATATGCTTCACCAGGAACGTGACGATATATCCAACATGGTTCCGGCATGCCACCCATGCAATCTGCACAAGCATTGCAGTAGCCTGGAAGACTATCGGCGAATTATCAGTGATGGTCGTCGTGAATTCCTTGCGTCCGGGAAAGGCAAAGCGCTGGTTCGTATGGGATTGGTTGAAATGAAATCTGACCCGGTTGTGTTCTGGTTTGAAAAATATCAAGAAGGGGCTACAGCATGACCACTATTACCAATAAGAAACAGTATCCCAGCGAGCAATATCTTAATGAGCTTATCACCAACATAGAGTTTGCTGCAAGGGCACCAGTTGAAGTCGTGAGCGCAATGGCAGCAGAGCTACAGAAGCGGCGCGAAGCTGATAGCGCAGAACCAGTTGCTTATATTTTCAAACATCCGGCCGGGAAATTATTCTGGGCTTTAACGGATGAAAGCAATAAAGAGCAAGCGGACGTTATTCCTGTTTATGCCGCCCCTCCAGTGCCAGTAGTATCTGAAGAAAAACCAATGCCTAACCCTCTTAAAATGTACGCGGTCGATGATGTTGCCGCTATTGCAGAGGTGAGAGGCTGGAATGCCTACCGCGCCGCCATGCTTCAGAGTCAGGGGGAAGGCAACCCTCATGTAACCCCGGCTCGCCTGCCTGGTGGTTTCACCATTGAGGATGCGAAGGTGTTACATGAAGACCTTGTACGTAGCCACATAAGCCAGGCTTTAAGTGGCGAAAAGATGAAAAAGAAAGATCGCGATGCTGATTTGCGCTGGATTCATGGCGTAATAGTTCAGGCCGCGTGGTTTGTAAAGGCATCACTGGAGCAGAATGCACTATCGGGCAACTCTCCGGTAATTCCTGGTGAGGTGTTGTCCGCAATCCGGGAGGTTGCCAGGATTCGCGCCGATTTCGATGATTTTGACGGTGACAGGCGAGGTATCGGTGATTGTCTGGATGAGGCCGAGCAAGAGCTTATCGTTACCATTAACAAATATGCCAGTCAGTTGGCAGTAGAGCCGGTAGTACCTGATGACGTTCTGGAACAGACAGTAGCGTCGCCAGCGCTAGGTAACCAGGTTAGCGAATTAACAATGTGGGTTAAACGACTGGTCAGTCAACTGAAAAAAGCTCAGCCGGACTGCAAATTACCGGAGAAGGCGATGGATTACCTGAAACGAAATGGACTGATAAGCGTGGAGGATGTTTTACGATGAATATTTAGACTAAAGAGTTTGTAACGCTATGTAAGTGATTTTTTCTGGTTTAGATATTTATATGTCCGGCCAAATTGAGGTGTGTTTAAATGTTATTGCACATTGATTGTAGGGGGAATAATGAAAAACGCATTGCAGTTTTTGTTTGTTGCGTTCTGGTTGTTCGCATCATGTATGCCCATCATCTTCACAGCAAGGTATATGGAAAAAATTGATGTTTTGATATTAATGTTTGGACATATAAATGCCCTTTTTTTAGGGGTGTTCATGGCGGTCATGTGCATTGAATACTGGCGGTAAATACAGCGAACGCCATTGGTTTAGTTGGATATTTACTGTGCCGGACAAAAACGGTTTGCGGGGAAATCTTAGTTAAGTAGAATAACTGCGGGTGCTTGAGGCTATCTGTCTCAGGCATGAACACCAAAAGGCAGATAGAGAAAAGCCCCAGTTAACATTACGCGTCCTGCAAGACGCTTAACATTAATCTGAGGCCATATCTATGCGACACATAGAGATTAGCCTCTTACGGACCGAAAGGTCAAGGAGAAGCAGGCTATGAAGCAGCAAAAGG